CTATTGTGCGAACCTGCGGTTATGTCGATCTAGGTAGCCTGACTTGACGCTAAGCCCAAATAGGGGGTTTTTGATTAGTGGAACAACCGCAATATCGAATTTATCAGGTTCTGGTAACAATTCTCTACTTATCAATGCGGGAAATTTTGTATCTTCAAAATAAGCTATTTCAAGATTATCCGTATAGATAGGCATTCCAAATCCATTTTCTTTCATTGTCACAAAACGTCGATTAACGATATTAAACAGGGTATAACCGATGACGTCAGGGTTATTTTTTCTAAATTCAATTTCTATTTCTTTTAGTCGTTTTATTATTTTTTTCTGTTCCATTTACATCAGCCATTTATTAATTAAATGTTACGTAATCAAGAGTGCATGACTCTTAATTATGTACTCTTGATTATGTACTCTTGTGCCAATTTGGCATTATTTTACTTAATTTTCCCTTTATTAATGCATTTTTTTAACATTCTTACATTCTAGTTTTGGTATGCTTTTTATACTTTTACTCAATTTTGATGTCGATAATAACTTTTATTTTGGTTGTTTTTTTTCTTTTTTATCTATCGCATTATGAACCATATCTTTTTTTGCCTCTTCTAGGTATTTTTCTACCATAAAATGTACCACATCAGTCCATTTGACTATTTTTCCTGTTTTTATTGATACATCTAATGCCGCTCTTTCGATTTTCATGTGTGTTGCTTCTGTGAAAGCAATTTGTTTTCTGCTCATTTTTTCTCCTATTTTTTAGTCTTTATATTATGTCGACATGTTTACTATTTTTCATGTTTACAAATTTACTTAATTACTTGTCTGTTTTGGTTTATATCTAAAAATAATAATTTCGACATGTTTAAATGTTGACATATTGAAATGTAATTAGCTGAAAGCGGAACAGGACTTTATTCATGATTGATCTTCTTGAGCTTCAGATTCCATTTAAAGATGAGTATGTGATGAGAACGTCTCGTGATAGGGAACATGGAGGCGGCTCTATCGATTTTATGCAAATTGCTAAATTAAGTGGTATTCGCTTGTCTGCTCGTGATGTGGAATTTGAAATAAAAGGGGATTTGTCTGTTCAAGGATTAGCGCATCCTTTTGAATCGTTACCAACGCATTTTGCCAGTTTGGGCATGAAAATTTATCAGGGAACTCATTTGATTTTCCCGCGTGTCAATCTTAAGGCTTCACCCGCCAAGCTCTTACAGGGGCATAACGTATTTGGTTCAACCAATATTGCATTATGTGGTTTGGAGTTAATCACTAATTTAGCGGCCTCCATGCCACATCTTTTTAATTTGTTAGATGTAACGAATACCGAAGTTTCTGAGCTTCATACAACGTTATCAGTAAGATTACTGACGGAAAGTATTTGTAAACAGGTGATTGCTTATTTTAAGAATATCAGTCATGGACAAACTAAAGCCACGAAATCAAACGATTATGAATCAACCGTCTATTTTAACCGTGGCTCTAAACACAGGGAATTGTGTATTTATTATAAAGCGTTTGAATTGGCAAAACGATCAGGTGAAATACAAAGAAAATTACGGGTTAATCCTAATGATGAGGTGTTGCTTAATCAGTTTGCCATTTTAAATGATAAACGCCTGACGGATTTTGCCAATAACTTGTTGCGATTAGAAGGGCGATTAAAAAAACGGTTTTTAAAAGATAATGATATTCCGATTAATTTTTCGGCGCTTTGTCTTTATCAACAACAATATGAAAGTGATGGGGCTAATTTAATTTACGATCTGTGGATGAAAAGTTTTGATGATTTGTTGACGGCACTGAGGGGAATGGAAATGAATATTTATGATGACGAACATATTTTTGAACAATTAAAATCGCATTATTATTCTACCACGCCAAAAGGCAACATTTCCTATGCCAAAGCCCAACGGATATTTGGTTTTTATCGTCGTTTAGTGAATGAAGGTTATTTAAATGTTTTTAATTCTCTGGCAAGAAGAACATTTTATAATAATTTAATTTTATTAACCGATATTGGCATCAGCAAATCACAATTACAAAATCTTACGGGCGATAAATCTAACGTCATTCCTTTTTATAAAGTTATCCATATCGATTTTTCTCAACAACGGCCTGACTGGTATGTCGAGCCAGTGAGTGTTTTTGAACGTCAAGATAATATTTATCCATTTAAACAAGTTGCAAATGCTTAAATTAAGAAAGGTGAACCATTATGGCTGCATTGCCCTTATATCAAACGGTGATTAGTGGAAAAGTGACCCGTGTCAGTACGTCTAATGATGGACATGTTTATACCACCGTTATTTTACCCGCACCTGACCCTTATTCTAAACCGCCTATAGTCAAAATTCGTTCTAAACGACGTGTAGGGGCGATTGATTCAGAAGTGAATGAATTGGTTTGCCGTATTTCCGGTTTTGAACGTTCATTTAGATACCACGATAAGCAGACAGGACAACCCTTAACGGGTCATAACGTTGAAATGTTTCTCGATTTAGCAGAATAGGTAATCGCTATGGCAACAGTAGGGTTACCTGAAATATATAACCTGATTTTCGAGATTGGAATTGTTTTATGTTTCGGTCTTGGATTTATAGCAGGAGGACAGAGGTAATGGAAATCGTTTATTTATTCTCGGCTTTTGCTATTGGGTGGGGGTTTTCTTACTCCATTTTAGTCTTTAAAAAATTAGCGGAGGTTTCAGTATGAAATTTTTATCTAACGCAAAGGAATTTATTTCAAATAAATATTTAGCGGTATCACTTTTCCTTTTTTCAGGAATGGCCTTAGCGGAAGGTGGTGCAGCTACGACACCTGATTATGCGGGTCAGGCGATGGATTCATTGCTCACGCAAGCCAATACCTTAATTGGTAAGGTTTGGCCTGTTGTCGTTGCGGTTGTTGGCGCAGGGCTGGCTATTCGTTTATTTAAGAAATTTTCATCTAAAGCAGTTTAATAGCCTGTTGGGGGGTAATGCCCCCACTTTTAGGGGTTATTTATGAACAACTGGCCTTATATTTTTTTATTATTTTCAATTTCCTTTTTTGCTCATGCTGAGTGGGAAACATCTTATCATGAGTTAGAAGTTATTTGGGATCCTGAAAAAGAAAGCGCTGTCAGGCCATGTGCGGAAGCGAAAGATGCGGCTTTAGATTTTTATGAGAGTGTTAAAGATTCTTTTGTAAATCAAGGGTATCAAACTAAATATGAGTTAGATAAGAGTTGTAAGGTGCCTTCTGCGAGTAAAAAGCTTGTGTATGTTAAATGGGGTATTACGTTTTATTGGGGTAAGGATGATGAAAAGGATTGTTTGGCAAAACCGATAGAAGCAAAGACTTATTCTAATACTTATAAAATTGGTAGTGATTATTATGTCAATTTTGAGGGTTGTCAGTATATTGCCAAGGGTGTAATTGTTGTTGGTGGTGACGGTACTATTGCAGCGGATTGGAAACCGACGGGTAAAGTTGTTGAAGAAGGTGCGGGTAATGGCTCTGGCAGTCATGGAGGTAATCCGGGTGAGGGTTCTGGTGGGCATGAGGGCGGCAGTAGTTCAGGTGGTGGTTCCGGCGGGAATGAAGGAAGCGGTAGTATCGGCGGTGGTTCGGGTGGTAATGGTTCAGATGACGAGGATGATATCGCTTCTGCGGTAGAAACAGCGTTAAAAAAATCGTTAATTGAAGAATATGATAGTGGTAAGGATACTTCAGAGGCGACTAAAAAAACCGATGAATCATTAAAAAGTATTTCTGGGTCGTTTGATAATTTATTAAGAGGAGCAGGTAATTTTGCTGATCCTGATACGACTTTATATGGTCAAGGAGAATCGGTATTTGATACAGCGGTTAAGATTGCCAGTCCGTTAGAGGTTAAAGAGGGATCTTTTTGGCGTTCAATTTTTAGTCATGTGTCTATTTTTCCTAATGGTCAGGGGTGTTCTGATTTTATTCTTTTCGAGGACGACGTTTATGAAATCAGAATTGGGTGCGATAAGTTAACCGCAATAAAATCATTGCTTTCGTGGGTAATGGCAGCATTGACGTTTTGGTATGTTTTCACTTCTTTAACTTCGTTGTTACGCAAGGGAGGTGATTAATGCCCGTATTATTAGGACTTGCAGCGCTATTACGTTATTTAATGGGTTTTGTTCCTTTGGTATTAAGTTATCTCGCGGTGTTATTTACTAAATTAATCACGAGAACGGGATTAATTGTTACGGCTTTAGTTTCACTTATTATGACCACAATGATAACTGCGTATGGTTATTTTATTGAAATTGCAGTGACGTATTTACCGACTGACTTTTCCCATTTAATGACATCGATTTTACCTGATAATTTTCATGCTTATATTATTGCGATTATGTCAACCCGAATTGTGGTTTTTTTATTTGATTTAAAAGAAAAGTTTTTAAATTATGCCCATAGGATTTTATAAATGGCGGTTTATTTTGTCACAGGGGCATTAGGGTCTGGAAAATCATTAATTTCCGTGGCGAAGATTCAGGATAAATTAATAAAGGGTTGTCCGGTGGCGACAAATATTGATTTAAAACCCCATAATATGCCCGCTGTTGGCAAAATGGCGAAGAAAATAATGATTTATCGTTTACCCGATAAACCCACTTTATTTGATTTAAATGCTATTGGTCGTGGTAATAAAACGTATGATGAAAAATTAAATGGGTTATTAGTGCTTGATGAATGTGGTACTTGGTTAAATACCCGCAGCTGGAATGATAAAAGTCGTCAGCCTGTTTTAGACTGGTTTTTACATGCCCGTAAATTAGGCTGGGATATTATTTTTTTAGTGCAAAATATTTCATTAGTGGATAAACAGGCCAGAGAAGCGTTAGCGGAGCACGTGGTTTATTGCCGACGGCTTGACCGCTTTGCCGTTCCATTGATTGGGTCATTATTGAGTATTATTTTTGGTGCCAAAATATCCGCGCCAAAAATTCATTTAGGGATAGTTAAATATGGCGATAATATTCAATCGCCTGTTGTTGAACGTTGGATATATCGTGGTACAGATTTATATGATGCTTATGATACCAAACAACAGTTTTCTTCTTTTTATAATAAGGGCGTTTATTGTCTTTTACCGCCTTTATTCTATTTATGGGCGCTATCAACAACCATTAACATTAAGCAAAATTATGCGGTTAACTCATATTTATTTAAAACGCTTTTCAAAATTAAGATTATTAATTTTAGGCTGTTTATTGGGTATTTCTATCGGTTATTTTTTTATTCATCATCCTCAAAAAGAAATATTAGAAACACAGCTAGTTAAGCAATTTGAAATAAATAAATTAAAAATAAAATCATTTAAATTATTAGGTGATGAAACACGGATTTTATTTTTAATGGATAATGAAATGATTGAATCCGGTGAGCTTATTCAACAAGGTTACAATATTGAAGTGATGAGTGCCTGTAAAATGAGAATATATGGGAGGGAAAAAAATGCGCTGGTGTCTTGTTAGTTTTATCCTGATATTTTCATTAAATACGTTTGCTGAAAAAATTGCCATGACCAATGTGCCAATCTCTGAATTTGTGGATTGGTATTCCAGAAAAACGGGTAAAGGGGTGATTATACCTAATGATTTTAATGAAAAAATTACCGTTTATAATGCTGATATTTCCCCTGAAAATTTACCCGCTTTTTTTGTATCGGTTATGGCTTCAAGAGGTTATGAAGTCAGCCCCGGTAATCCGGTGATTATTGCCAAAAGTCACCAAGGCAATTATGGCATTTCTGCGTTGGATAAGGCGTTAGAGAATCCATTGCCGGAAGGGTCAAGCCTGAATTATTTGCCGGATTATCCCGAACCAAAACGGGGACATTTTTTTACGCAAAAAACGCAAACCTATTCTTTTCATCATGTTCTGGTGAAAGATATTTTTTCCGTTATTGATATCTTTCTGAAATCGTCACCTTATTCAGGCGGACAGGTGGCGATTGATGAGGGTAATAATCGTTTGATTGTGACGACAACGGTAGAGAATCATAAGCAGATACAATCTTTTGTGCCGTCTATTGATATACAACGAACGCAAGTGTTAATTGAAAGCATTATGTTTGAAACCACTGACGGCAGTAATTTTGATTTTTCTTTTGGCGTAGGGAAAAATCAGGGTCAACGGTGGTAGGGGGCGTAAATACGGCTACGCTTGGTGATATTTTGTCCAGTAGCGGTGGGTCATTTGGCATTTTTTCAGGCAATGTTTTAGGTTTGGCATTAACGGCGGTGCAGGGTAATAAGCACAGTAAGTTATTATCTGTGCCGCGTATTTTGACGTTATCCGGTAAACGCGGATTGATTTCATCCGGTCAAAATGTGCCGATTGTTACGGGTAAAATTATTGGTCAGGGTGTTGATGTTAAAAATCCTTTTCAGACCATTGAGCGACGTGATGTAGGGATTTCGCTTGATGTAACACCGGTAGTGTTAAATAGTGACAGTGTCATGTTAACGGTGAAATCGAAAGCGGACAGTGTTTCAAATATTTCCAATGCAACGGATATTGTTTTTAATCAACGCTCAATTGATACGACGGTTCAGTTGAAAAATGGCGATACGTTGTTGATTGGGGGTTTAATCCAGCATAATGCGGTTAACTCCACCTCTTCGGTTCCTTTTATTTCTGCCATTCCGTTGATAGGTTGGTTGTTCGATGCCCGGTCAGATACGAAGGATAATACGGTGATGTATATTCTGATTAGAGCACGGGTATTGAATGTTATTTAA